CAGAACATACAAGATTTAGAATATAGTAATAACCAAATATTAATTGGAGAACTAATTAAGAAATGGTTAGAAACAAAACCAAAGAATAAAGAGTTATTAAAGTTAAGAGATGCATTTATTGATAATTCAATTTACGTTGCAGGATTACAGAATGACCTTACAGCTTGTAAAATGGCTAATAGTGAATATAGAGAAAGAATGAATGAAGCCCTGTATGATTTAGAATTAATAAAAGAAGAAAATAGATATTATAGTGATTAACCATATAATTGAGTTGTTTTGTTTGGAAAAAGGGTGTTAGAAATAGCACCTTTTTTTTTATACTAAAATCCTGCTTTAATTACGTTATATAAGTATGAAAGCTAATATAAACGTTCCTACTGAACTTAATGAGATTACATTAAAGCAATATCAAAAGTTCTTAAAAGTACAAGACGAAGGTAATGACAATCATTTCATACAAACTAAAATGATAGAGATATTTTGTGGAATAAAATCACAAGATGCTCTAAACATTAAACTATCAGACGCAGATCGTATTGCTAAAATAATAAGCGATATGTTTGAACAAAAGCCTGATTTACAAAAATCATTCTGGTTAAATAATGTAGAATATGGATTTGTTCCAGATCTTGATGAAATTACATTAGGCGAATATATTGATTTAGATACCTATATGGGAAACTGGGATCAAATTGAAATTGCAATGAATGTTCTATATAGACCCATAAAACAGAAGCTGGGAGATAAATACTTAATAGAGGACTATGACCCTGATAAAAAAGACAGATTAATCAATATGCCTATGGATGCAGTATTTGGTTCTATACTTTTTTTTTATCGTTTAGGGATCGAATTATCACAAACTATGATGAATTATTTGGAGAACAAGGAGGTGAAACTACAAGTTCCAGAGCTGGATTTGCTAAAAAATGGGGTTGGTATTCAAGCCTTTACGGACTCGCTGGAGGTGATATTACGAGATTTGAACATATCACAGAATTAAATATACATAAGTGTTTAATGATGTTAGCATTTATGAAAGACAAAAATGATTTAGAATCAAAACAAATAAAAAGTAAATTCAAATGAGCCAACAAGGAATAAGAGGTTTTTATCAATTAACTGAAACTATAAAAGATACATTACTTGCAGATGTAAATTGCAATACAGTTACAACAGGAGATATATATGATGTTAATCTAAACAAACAAGATATATTTCCACTTGCACATATTATAGTAAACAACGTTACACAAGAAGAACAAACACTTACATTTAACATAAGCATACTTGCTATGGATATTGTAGATCAATCTAAACTACCAACAGAAGATAGGTTTAAAGGGAATAACAATGAGCAAGATATTTTAAACACTCAATTAGCAGTATTAAACAAAGTAATTCAGGTTTTAAGAATGGGTACTTTATACAAAGATCAATACCAACTTGATAGTCCTGTAAGTTGTGAACCATTTTATGATAGGTTTGAAAATCAGTTAGCAGGATGGACTGCAACTATGGATATAATGATTTATAATGATATAAGAATCTGTTAATGAATTTTGAAAATCTAAATAAGGCTCTTAACGATTTTGGCAGGTATGTTGTTCAACAAGCAAGAACACGACTAACCAAAAACAAACAAGGTGGTGGTGCTTTATATGAATCTATAAGATATACTTTAGATGAAGAACAAAAAGGATTTATACTTGACTTCTATATGGAAGATTATGGTATGTTCCAAGATCAAGGGGTTAAGGGTGCTAATCCAACATTAATAAAAGGAGGCAGACAAAAAGCACCTAATAGCAAGTTTAGTTACAAACAAAAGATGCCACCAATGCAACCTTTAAGAGATTGGGCGCAAAGAAAGAATATAAGATTTAGAGATAAAGAAGGTAAGTTTAAAAAAGGCAGTTATAAGAGTATGGCATTTGTATTACAAAGAAGTATATATGCACAAGGTTTTAAACCTACATACTTTTTCACTAAACCATTTGAAGCAGCTTTTAAAAGACTGCCAGAAGAATTGATAAACGACTTTATATTAGATATAGAAAAAGGAATAATATTAGGAACAAAAAAATAAACAATGGCAGCAATAGCATTAAGAAGTCCACAATATAAATCAGCAACAGCAGATACAGGAAGCCCTAATTCTGCAAAAATAACTATTAGTATTGATGGAACTATACAATATACACTTGTAAAAAGAACATCTTTAAATGAAACAATGTTATGGGAAATAGCAGAACTATGTAGGGATTTTATTGATATTACTTTTAACGGAACTTATAGTGCTGAAACATTAGCAATTATTTCTACATTAACATCACACGCATCGACAGATGGAACAGGTACTGCATTAACAACAGATACGTTTACTGATATAGGTTATGATGCTTATGGAACTTTTATGGAAGGAGATAATCCAACAGTACCTTTTAGTAATAGACCAAGATGGTTATTAAGTACAAATCCAGCAACACCTGATAAATATTATATATATGTTCCTAATAATACTGCAGGTACGATAGCTTGGATGAATGTAAATGCTGATTTGTTTTATTATGCCTATACTGCAAATCAAACACAAGTCATTGGTGGTGGTTATGGTCAATATGATGTAGATATAATTAGAATAGACTGTACTAAATATGGAGATGGACATAAAATAACATTTGTAAATAAATATGGTGCTTTACAAGACATTTGGTTTTTCTTAAAATCTGTAAACACTACTACAAAAAAACAAGAGCAATTTCAAAGAAACATTATAACATCTACTGGTAGTTATAGCGTAAATACACATACTAAACAAGACTATAATACAGTAGCTAATACAAGCATAACATTAAGTTCTGGTTATTATCCTGAATGGGCTAACCAATGGTTTGAAGAATTAATGTTGTCTGAACAAGTTTGGCTTACAAGACCAAAACCATTTAATCCAAGTCAAGATGAAGTAGTGCCTGTAAATGTTAGAAAAAATAGTATGGTTAAAAAGACTTCACTAAACGACAAATTAATAGATTACACATTTGATTTTGATATGTCATTTGATTACATAAACAATATTAGATAATGCAAAAACTACAACTATATATTAGTGATGAAAGAATTGACTTATTTAAAGATGAACAGGTTTCGTTTAATCAATCAATACAAAACATAAAAGACCCTGCAAAAATATTTACTGAATTTACTCAAACGTTTACAGTACCTGCTTCTAAAACTAATAATAAAATATTCAAGCATTATTACAACTTTAATATAACAGATGGTTTTGATGCAAGAAATAAAGTAGATGCAAAAATAGAATTAAACAACGTAGCTTTTAAACAAGGTTATATAAGACTTGATGGCGTGGACTTAAAACTAAATAAAGCCTACGCATATCGTATTACATTCTTTGGTCAAACTGTAAACATAAAAGATATATTAAAAGAAGATAAATTAGGAAATTTAAGTGATTTAAATCAATACAATTTAAACTATGATGCAGCAACTGTAAAAGCAAGATTACAAAGTGCATCTAATCCAATACTATGCCCTCTTATAACATCTGGTGCAAGTGGAGAAGAATCAAGATTATTTTATAATAGTAATACATCAGCACACACAAACGATACGGGGAATTTATATTATCATACTGGAGGAGGTAATAACTATCACGGTGTTTTATATTCTGATTTAAAATATGCTATAAGACTTTATGAAATAGTAGAAGCAATTACAGTTAGTTATCCTTCATTAGTTTTTACAGATGATTTTTTTAGTACAAGTAATGCTGAATTTTATAATCTTCATATGTGGCTACATAGAAAGAAAGGTAGTGTAGCACCTGCAGAACAAGTTGCAGCATTTCCAACATTAGTAACAGGTTTTGGTTTACCCCAAACTTATACTGGAATGATTGATGGGTCTGGCTTACAAATATTTGCAAATTATTTACCAACAATTACACAAAGATTAACTATAAACACAAGTTCAACTGATTCTTATGACGTAATAATAAACAGGGGCACTACTGTTTGGTTTACTGCTTCTAATTTAACAGGCAATTCATTATTCGATGAAGGTGATATGGGTTTTATGGATGCAGCTACATATACTGTTATTATAAGAACAACTACTAATATTACTTTTTCTTTAATAGAATGGGATTTATCAGGTTATCAACCTACAAGTCCTCCTGTTGGATGGGCTGAAACTTATGATATTACAAATTTTGCTGCTACTGCTACATTTCAATTTGTTATAACTGAACAAATACCTGATATGAAAATTATAGATTTTCTAACAGGAATATTTAGAATGTTTAATCTAACTGCTTATTATGTAAGTAATAGACAAGATGCAGATTATGGTAAAATCAAAGTACAAAAGTTAGATGATTTTTATATAGCAGGAACAAGTTATGATATAAGTGAATATGTAGATACAAATACAAGTCAAGTAAATGTAGCTTTGCCATATAAAGAAATAGAGTTTGGTTATGAAGGAACAGGAACATTACTTGCTTTACAATACGAACAGTTACAAGGTAAGAGTTGGGGTGCTGAACAGTTTACAGGTAATGCAACAGTAGGCAATAATTTTGATGCACCAAATCCAACATATAAAGTAGTACTACCTTTTGAGCATATACAAATGGAACGTCTTGTAAATATTAACCCTGATTTAGCATCACCACAAACAACAATACAATATGGATATTTTGTTGATGATAATTTGGAAGCATACTTTGGTAAACCATTAATATTTTATCCAATTAAAATTACAAGTGGAACAGAAATATCTTTTAGAGATTCTGCTACAACACATTCCCCTTTAACTTCTTATTTTGTTCCAAGTAATAGTTTAAGTTTAAGTTCCGCTACAAGCACAATTAATACTAACTTTTATTTAGAAGTAAATGAATATAGTTTAGATACAACTTTTACAGGAACATTATTTGAAGAAAACTATTTAACATACATACAAGACATATTTAATAGTAAAAGAAGATTAACAAAATTAAAAGCCTATTTACCATTAAAGATTATTTATAAGTTAAATATGAATGATAGGGTAGTTATTAATAATCAGAGTTATAACATAAACAATATGACTACTAATTTAATAACAGGAGAAAGTTCAATAGAATTACTTAACAATAATTATATTGGAAATGTATCTGGAAACTTTAGAGTATTAACTGATGTATACCATAATACAAGTACACCTGTTTATTATGATTATTATTATGACGGTCAAATAGGAGATGCACAAAATTTATCTGTTGGAGATGTTATATACACAGATACAGCATTAACAACAACATTAGCAGCAGATACATATTATCAAGACGCATCAAGTGAAAGCACAACACATTGTTCGCAAAGTGGAGGATATTTGATGACTATGACAGTAAATTCATCAGGAGTTATAACAAACATATTATGTGCCCAACCTTAAAATTATGATAAAAAATATATTAGAGTTACTAAAGATCGTAGACGGAGAAACAGAAACAATTAGAATTGCACAAGGCAAATATAAATTAGCTGAAACCTTTAAAGAAGGATTTAAACAAATTAAAAAAGAAATAAAATGGCAGAAGTAATACAAGTCCAATTAGATATAGAAACTAAAAAAGCAGAAAAAGGTGTTGATAACCTAACTGATGAAATAGTTAATCTTAATAAAGAAGTCAAAAAAGGAAATGAAGAAACTGCAAAAGGTTTAAAAGGTGTAGAAAAAGCATCTGATAAAACTGCAGGAGGTGTTAAGAAAATTGGTGGTGCTTTAAAAGCATTAGGTATTGGTCTTATAGTAGCAGGTTTTGCAAAGTTTACAGAAGTTCTAAATGAAAATCAAAAGGTAGCTGACTTTTTCTCTATTACATTTGAAACATTGTCAATAGCGTTTAATGATTTTTTTAATTTTATATTTGACAATACTGCTGGTATTACAAATTTCTTTAAAGCAGCGTTTGATGATCCTGTTCAAAATATGATTGACTTTGGTAATGCAATAAAAGAAAATGTTATTGAAAGGGTGCTATCATCAATAGAAGCATTAGGTTATTTAGCAGAAGCAGTAGTTAAGGTATTCAAAGGAGATTTTGCAGGTGCATTAGATTCAGCTAAAAATGCAGGTAAAGAATTAGTAGATGTTGTTACAGGTGTTGACGATTCATTTGACAAAACAGTAGAAGTAGTAGATAAAGTTGTTACTGCTACTACAAATTATGTAAAAGAAACTGTTGAAGCTGCAACTGCAAATGTTAATCTTGCTAAAACAGCAGAATTGGCAGCAGTAAAAAATCAAGGATTAATTGAGAAGTATGACTTACAAGCAGAAACATTAAGACAAGTAAGAGATGAAGAAAGAAATACTATAGCTGAAAGAAAGAAAGCCAATGATGAATTGAACGCTGTATTAGATGAACAAGAAAAAGCAATGTTAGGTAATGCCAATGCTATACTTGCTGCTGCTCAAACACAATTTGAAAAAAACGAAAATGATGAAAACCAAATAGCTTTAATTGAAGCACAAAATGAATTGTTAGCAGTACAGGCTACTGTTGCAGGATTTAGATCAGAACAAAAAGCAAATGATTTAGCATTAGACAGAGAACAGAAAGAATTAAATCAATCTATAAGTGATGCAGAAGCAGAAAGAAATAAAGCACAATCTGAATTTACAGCAGAACAAATAGAGAATGATTATTTAAGATTACAGGCTCAATTAGATATTGCAAAACAAGAAGGGGAAATAGAAGCTAAAAGATTAACAGAAAAAAGAGATCAATACAAACAAGGAACACAAGCCTATGTAGATGCCAACAATGAATTACTTGCCTTTCAACAAGAAAATAATAATGAACAAATTTCTTTAGAAAAACAATTAAACAAAGCTAAAGCAGAACTAACAATGAAGGCATTAACAGACATTGCAAGTATTGTAGGTAAAAACTCAAAGTTTGGTAAAGCTATAGCAATAGTACAAGCTATTAGAGATACTTATGCAGGTGCTACAAAGGCATATGCTCAAGGAGGTATATTTGGTTTTATAAGTGCAGCAGCAATAACGGCAGCAGGTTTAGCAAATGTAAAAACAATAGCATCAACGCCTGACCCAACGCCACCTGCAGGACTTTCAGGAGGTGGTTCAACAGGAGGTTCATCTGTTCCCCCAACACCATCTGCACCACCAGCTTTTAATGTAGTGGGTCAAGGAGCAACAAGTCAATTAGCAGATGCAATAGGAAGTCAAGCACAAGAACCAGTAAGAGCATACGTTGTAAGTAATGATGTAACGACTGCACAAGGGCTTGAAAGAAATATTGTAGAAGGTGCAACAATATAAATGCAAAATTATTAATTAAAAACGTTATATAATATATGAAAATAGTCGAATTAATTTTAGACGAAGATCAAGATGCTTCTGGAATCGAAGCAATATCCATAGTTGAAAATCCTGCCATAGAAGAAGATTTTGTTGCTTTAAAAAGCGATGAAGTTAAACTTGCAGAAGTTAATAAAGATAAAAAAATATTAATGGGTGCTTTATTAATCCCAAATAAGCCTATATATCGAAATAATGGAGAAGATGAATATTATATATACTTCTCTAAAGATACAGTCTTAAAAGCATCCCAAATGTATTTGACAAAGGGTAACCAAAACAATTCAACATTAGAACACCAACATTCATTAAGTGGTTTAAGTTTAGTAGAATCTTGGATTGTAGAAGATGACGTACACGACAAATCAAGAAAGTATGGTATGAATGTACCTGTAGGAACTTGGATGGGAGCTGTCAAAGTAAACAATGATGAAGTCTGGAATGACTATGTAAAAACTGGTAAAGTAAAAGGGTTTTCTATAGAAGGCTACTTTGCAGATAAAATGGAACGACCTAAAGAATCAATAAAAGAAGATATGTCAGAAAAACAAGCAGACTTACTATTAAGTCAAATAGAAAAAATAGTTAAAGGCGAAAAAGTAGAACTTACGGTACTTGATGATTTAGTTAAGGCATATAATGAAATGAAATCTATTGGAAGTAAATTAGCTAAAGATAGAAATAAGGCAATAGATGCTGTAAGAGATTATAAATCAAAAGCAGTAAGAACAAAAAGTTATGCAAATGAGGTTTTAAATATTTATACAAAAGTAGAAAAAGCTGCAAAAGAATTAGGTGTAGATATTCCAAAACAAACTGTTAAAAGAAAAAATGAAGCAGAAGAATTATCTAAAAGAACAACAAAATTACAAGGGATGATAAGTAAAACATTAAATTCTTTATAAAAAAATATTAAAATATAACTATGAGTAAGCATATAAACAAAATATTCAGTATGATTCAAACTGAATTAAAATCAGAAAAAGTTGAATTAGAAAAAGTAGAATTAGCACGTAAAGCTCCAAGTATTTTAAAAGACTTAAAAAAATTAGATGACAACTTACGTAAAGCTGAATCTAAAATTGATAGTGAATTTATGTCATATAGAAAGGCTTGGCAAAATTTTCAAGGAGTAATTAAAGATGTAGCAAGTGATAGAAATAAATTAGAAAATGATGTTAAAGATATTACTCAAGCTGCTATGGATTTAGGTGTAGATTTTAAAGCTATTGATGGTTTAAAAGAAGCGCAAGATATGTCAAGAAAATTAGATGGTCTTGTTAAAGATTTACCAAGATTATACAACGAGCCTAAATAATTAGAATAATTAATGAGTAGATTTAAAAAAGACTTTTTTCCAAGTTATTCAAGTCCTAAAGGATCAAGACGTGCTTGTTTCTGTAAAGACAAAAATACTTATTCAAGAAAATGTTGTGATGGCTCTTTATGGGCGCAAGGCATAGGAGTTATATCAAGAACAATTTGAAAATGCAAAAAAATAAATTAATAACGTTATATATATAATTATGAAATCAACTGAAATGTTAAATCAAATCAAGACGCTTCTAAACATAGAGGTAAAACTTGAAGAACAAAAATTAGAAAACGGTACTCGCGTAGAAGCAGAATCGTTTGAAAAAGGTAAAGAGATATTCATTCTTACAGATGACGAAAAAGTTGCTATGCCAGTAGGAGAATACCTACTTGAAGATGGTAGACTTGTAGTTGTTGCAGAAGAAGGAATTATCGATGACGTTAGAGAAGTATCTGACGAAGTTCCACAAAAAGAAGAAGAATCTAAAGATGAAACTGAAGATTTAGAAAAAGAAGAAGAACTTGTTGATGATGGAGAAGAAGCTGCAGTAGATGACTGGGCAGGAATGGAAAAAAGAATTAAAAATCTTGAAGATGCCATTGCTGATCTTAAATCTAAAGTAGGAGAAAAAAATATGGAAGAAGAAGTTGAAATGGAAGAAGAAGTTTCAAGACAACCTAAATCCAGAACTATTAAAGAAGAATTTGAAGTTAACGAGCAATTAAAGGAAGAATTATCACAACCTGCTGCTGCTCCTATCAAGCATAATCCAGAAGCTGGAAATGCAAAAATGGAACATTTTAAAATTAGTCCAAAAAGAAAACCGTCTACAATAGATTTAATTTTTCAACAAATAAATAAATAAATAAATAAAAATAAATAATTATGCCACAACCAACTATTACTACTACTTATGCTGGAGAATTTGCAGGTAAGTATATCGCTGCTGCTCTTTTGAGTGGTAACACATTAAGTCAGGGTGCTATCGAAATTAAACCAAACATTAAGTATAAAGAAGTAATCAAAAAGGTTGCTACTTCTGGTTTAATTGTTGATGAATCTTGTGATTTCACTTCTGCTGGGTCTGTAACACTTACAGAAAGAATTATCCAGCCAGAGCAATTTCAAGTTAATCTTGAATTATGTAAAACACCTTTTGAATCAGACTGGGGTGCTGTATCTATGGGCTATTCTGCTTTTGATAATTTGCCACCTGATTTTGCAAGTTTCTTAATTGCACACGTTGCTAAAGAAGTTGCACAAAAAACAGAGCAAAACGTTTGGAATGGTGCTACAGGTAACGTAGGAGAATTTGATGGATTTGTTCCATTAATGACTGCAGATGGAACTGTAAATGATGTTGTAGGAACAACAGTAAATGCAGGTAACGTTATTGCAGAACTTGGTAAGATTGTAGATGCAATTCCTTCAACTCTTTATGGTAAAGATGATCTTTACATTTATGTATCTCAAAACATTGCTAAAGCATATGTTAGAGCATTAGGAGGATATTCTGCTATTACTGACGCTAACGGAGGTGGTGTTGCAAATGGTATCGACAACAAAGGAACATTATGGTTTGGAAATGGTGAAAACCTTTCTATCGATGGTGTGAAAATCTTTGTTGCTAATGGATTACCAAACGATACTGCAGTTGCTGCTGAAAAATCTAACCTTTACTTTGGAACTGGACTTTTATCAGACCATAACCTTGTCAAATTAATTGATATGGCTGACATTGACGGATCTAAAAACGTTAGAGTAATTATGAGGTTTACTGCAGGAGTTCAGTACGGAATCGGAAGTGATATTGTACTTTATTCTTAATAAATTAAATTAACCAAAAATAAGGGTAGGTGGGTATGAACCTACTTACCCTTTTTTTAATAAAAAAATATAAACTATGGCTTGTACATTAAACACAGGGAGAAAGTTACCTTGTAAAAGTGCCTTCGGTGGCATAAAAACAGTTTGGTTTGGTGATTTTGGAGGCATTACAGGAGTTACAGTAGATTCATCTACAAAACAAGTAACAACTATTTCAGGAACACAACCAGATTGGTACCAATTCGATGTAAAAGGTAATTCTTCACTTGAAACGACTGTAACAAGTTCAAGAGAAAATGGAACTACTTTTTATACTCAAACTTTAAACTTAACATTAACATACCTTGATGCTGCTACTCAAGCTGAATTACAAGAAATTGCAGTTGCAAGACCATATGTTGTTGTTGAAGATTATTATGGAAATCAGTTCTTATGTGGACTTGAAAATGGAATGGAATTTGTTTCAGGAACTGTAGTTACTGGAGCTGCTGCTGGAGATTTATCAGGATTTACTTTAGTAATGGAAGGACAAGAAGAATTAGCTCCTTACTTTTTAGATTCAGGATTAATTGTTGGTGATGCTACTCAAATCACACCAAACTAATATTTATTGATATTAAAAATTAAGCATCCTTCGGGGTGCTTTTTTTTTGCATTAACATTTTAACAAAATAAGTTATTTCTTACGTTATATATACAAATGATTGTATTAAAGACTACTACTGCTGCTCAAAACTTTGAAGTAATCCCAAGAGTATATGGAGATGAATTTACTTTATCAATTAGAGATGACAGTACAAACGTTACAACTGTTTATGAAATTAACAACGCTGTAACATCTGGAAATTATTTAACATTTTCACAAGCGTTTAGTCCTGTACTTGTGGAAGGTCATTTTTACGATTTAGAATTATATACAGACCCAAACTTTTGGAATACAAACTATTTTCTTTGGGAGGTTTATAATGAATTTTGGAATATAGACACTACAAATATTGTAGATATATTTAAAGACAGAATTTTCTGTACAGATCAAGAAATAGATCAAAGTGATAACTTATATTATGACATAAATAAAGATCAATACATTACAGATAATTCTTATAATAATGATTACATTGTAATATGAAAAAAAGAAAAAGAAATAGTTTAGGTCAATTTGTAAAAGATTCTAAATCAGAAATTAGTTTTGTTAATTTAAGCACCTATACAAGTCCTGAAGTAACAGAAGTTCCAAATCAAGAATGGATAGGTTATGGAGAAGATAATAATTATTTTCAATTCTTAATTGACAGATACAATGGAAGTCCTACAAACAATGCTTGTATAAATGGTATAAGCCAACAAATTTATGGTAAAGGATTAGGAGCTACTGATTCAAATAAAAAACCAGAACAGTATGCTCAAATGATTACATTATTTAAAAAAGATATTGTAAGAAAACTTTGTTATGACCTTAAACTTATGGGTCAATGTGCTATACAAGTCATTTATTCTAAAGACAGAACTAAAATTGCACAAATAGAACATATGCCTATCGAAACATTACGAGCAGAAAAATGTAATGAAGAAGGAGAAGTAGCTGCGTATTATTATTTTAAAGATTGGGCTAAATTAAAGCCTTCTGACAAGCCATTAAGAATACCAGCTTTTGGAATGTCTAATGAAAACATAGAAATCTACTATATCAAGCCATATAAGTCTGGTTTTTATTATTATGCACCTGTAGATTATCAAGGTGGCATACAATACGCAGAATTAGAAGAAGAAATCTCTAATTATCACTTAAACAATATAATGAATGGATTAAGTCCTTCTATGTTAATTAATTTTAACAATGGAACGCCTAATCCACAAGAAAGAGAACTTATTGAAGCAAGAATTGCACAAAAATTTAGTGGAACAAGTAATGCAGGTAAATTTATATTATCATTTAACGACAATAAAGAAGCACAAGCAGAAATAACACCAGTTCAATTAAGTGATGCTCACAATCAATATCAATTTTTATCAGACGAATCACAAAGTAAAGTATTAGTAGCTCATAGGGTTGTTAGTCCAATGTTACTTGGTATAAAAGACAACACAGGTCTTGGGAACAATGCAGATGAAATTAAAACAGCATCCTTGCTTATGGATAATACTGTTATTAGACCATTTCAGGAACTTTTAATAGATTCCTTTGACAATATACTTGCTTATAATAATATTGCTTTAAACCTATACTTTATCACGTTACAGCCATTAGAATTTACTGATGTTGATCGTAGTGTACAAACAGATGAAGAAATTGAAGAAGAAACTGGAATTAAAATGTCTATTAATTTAAAAGAAATAGACGGATTAAAGGTTTATGAAACTAAAGAAGAAGCAGAAGCAGCAGCCAAAGAAATGGGTTGTGAAGGACATCACGAACACAAAGAAGGAGATAAAGTATGGTATATGCCTTGTAAATCTCACGATGAAATTGACTTAAAAAAACCTTGCCAAGCTGGATATGAGCAATATGGAATGAAAGTTAAAAACGGAAGATTAGTTCCTAATTGTATTCCTATTAAAATGTCAAGTGAACTTGGAGAAGTTATTTTAGAAAATTTAAAAGGTGAAGTAATTGGTGATGAATGGGAACTTGTAGATGAATTAGAAGAAGGTTCTGAAATTAGTGATGAAGATTGGGCAAATATATGTATTGATGAAAAAAAGAATTTATTTCAACAATTAAAAGATCAAATTACTGCTAAACCAGATGGCTTTAGTTATTTAGATTCTAAAAACTATAAGATTAGATATAAATATGTTGTAGGTTCTAAAAAACCAAGTAATTCAACAAGAGATTTTTGTGAGAATATGATGCGTTTATCAAGAACAGGTATTGTTTATAGATTAGAAGATATTGACAAAGCATCAAGAGAAGGAGTTAATAAACAACTTGGTCATAAAGGCAAAGCATACGACTTGTTTAAATTCAAGGGTGGCATTTATTGTAGACATAAATGGATGCGTCAATTATATAGATTAAAAGCAAACACTAAACCTTCTAAAGATTTAAGTGATTACAAAAAAACAAGAACAATACCAAAAACATATATAAAGAATCCAAGAGGTACTAAACAATCAGAAATAGCACCTGTTAATATGCCAAATCAAGGAGCATACCCAAAATAGAAAACTATGGCAACAGCATTATTTATAAATAGAACCGACCTTGTTAGAAATTCCATAATAGATGGAAATGTAGATACTGATAAATTTATACAGTTTATCAAGATAGCACAAGAAATAGATATACAAAATTATACAGGAACGGATTTATATAATAAAATATCAACATTAATTGCTAATGGAGAAATTGATGACGTTCAAAATGCTAAATATAAAACATTACTAAACACCTATTTGCAACCTATGTTAATATGGGCAGCTCAAGTATATTATATTCCTTTTGCAAGTTACGCTATAAAAAATGGGGGTGTATTTAAACATAGATCAGAAACAAGCGAAACAGTAAGCAAAAACGAAGTAGATTATTTAGTAGATAAGGCTCGTGAATTTATGGAATATTATTCAAGACGTTTTATTGATTTTATGTCATTTAATCAGTCAGATTATCCTGAATACACAAGTAATACAAATGATGACATATATCCTGACTATGACGCTTTATTTAATGGGTGGGTATTATGAGATATAAACCAAAACAAAAAAATATAGAAAAATTAAAAACGTTTTTAAAGAAACAAGAAAAAACAAAGAAATATGGCAAGTCTATTTAACACAAGAATATCAGATACTTATCAAGGTTTAATAAAAACTATTGATAATGCTGCAATTACTGCAACTTTAAAAGAATTAACAGACGGATCAGGAAATTCTACTGGTGTTTATATAAACAACGTAGGAGATTTTAAGGTTACTGCTATTTTAGAATTTGGTTCTTTAAAAGATACAGGAGAAAACATTACAATAAGCAAGTTTGTAGATGCTGCAGATGGCGTTTTAAACAACGATAACGACACTTCTATACCTACAACTGCTGCTATTATAGATTATGTTCAAGGACACGTTACATTGCAAGATTTAGACTTTGAAGGAGATTCAGGAAATGGGTCTGTTGATTTAGATAGCCAATTATTAGACATTGCTGGAACTGCAAATCAAATTACAACATTAGCATCAAACCAAACATTAACAATTTCTTTTGATTCAAGTGGTGTTGTATTGCCTGACGGATCAACTGCAACTACACAAAGTCAAGGAGATAATTCTACAAAGGTTGCTACAACTGCATATGTAGACATATTAGATGCAGCTTCTGATTTAGATTTTTCTGGTGATAGTGGAACAGGAGATGTAAACCTAAACACACAAACATTTGCTGTAACAGGAACAACTAATCAAATTGTAACTGCTGCTTCAGGTCAAGGATTAAGTTTAAGTTTACCTGCAACTGTACATAGAAATTTACAAGGAGATGTAACAGGAGATGTTACTGGGGATTTAACAGGAAACGTAACTGCAACGTCTGTATTAGCAGATGGCGTTACGGCTACAACACAAGCATCTTCAGACGATTCAACAAAAGTAGCAACAACTGCTTATGTAAAAAGTTTAAATAATGCAAGTGATTTAGATTTTACAACCGATTCAGGAAGTGGTGCAGTAATTTTAAATTCACAAACATTTAGTGTTGTAGGTACTGCAAACGAAATAGAAACATCAGGTTCAGGTCAACAAATACAAATAGGTTTACCAAGTTCAATAAATGTAAATGTTACTGGAAATCTTACAGGAAACGTTACTGGGAATGTTACAGGAAATGTTACTGGAGATGTAGTTGGAGATTTGACTGGAAATGCAGATACTGCTACTGCTTGGGAAACTGCAAGAGATTTATCTATAACAGGTCAAGCAACAGGAACAATATCAAGTGTTGATGGATCAGGAAATGTAAGTGGTGCAGTAACATTAGACAATAATTCGGTTACAGGTAAAGTTTTAACAGGTTTATCTTCGCCTTCAGCAAGTTCTGTTTTAGCAACAGATACAATACTTGAAGGATTTGGAAAATTACAATCACAAGTAAATGGTTTAGCTGGTGGTTTAAGATTTATGGGTTCTTGGGATGCAGATACAAATTCACCTGTATTAAGTTCTGGTGGTGGTGAAGCTGCAAACGGAACAACAACAGGTATTCAGGCAAATAAATTAATTGATAGTTCTGCAAGTTTTACTACAACAGTAACAGTAGGAGATAAAGTAATAAACCAAGTTGATGGTCAAAGTGCATTAGTTACAAATATAGATAGCAATACAACACTTTCACTTGATGCAGATATAATGTTAAGTGGTGAAGATTATACAATAGACAATTCGCCATTTATAACACAAGGACATTATTACGTTGTAAGCGTTGGGGGTACTACTACGTTAAATGGTATATCTAACTGGACTGTAGGAGATTGGGTTATTGCAGGAGCAAACAATAAATGGACTAAATTAGATCATTCACAAGTAGATGGAACTGGAACAACAGGTAATTTAACTAAATGGTCTGCAACGCAAGTAATAGCAGATTCAATAGTTTCAGAATCAGGAAGTGCAATTACAGTTGATGGCTCATTAACAACAAATACTAATTTAAGTTCAACAGGAGATTTTGCAGTAAATACAGATAAATTTACGGTAGCTGCAGCAAGTGGAAATACTGCCTTTGCAGGAGATTTAGCAATCAACACAAACAAATTTACAGTAAATGCTACAAGTGGAAATACTTTAGTTGCAGGAGATGTAACTTTGCCAAGTGGCTATTTAAATGTTACAACTGATGGAAGTGTAGCTTATGGTTTAATAATTAATTCAGCAGACCAATCACATTCAAGAATAAGAATAAATAATACAGGTAGTGGGGGTAATGTGTGGAGTATAATGTCAGGAACTTCTGGAGTTAGTAATGATGGTTTTGCAATTAGAAATGAAACTACAACAACTACTGCATTACAATTTACAAATACAGGAAACGCAACTTTTGCAGGAAATGTAACTGCACCAAGTGTTTTAGCAAATGGCTTTATGGAAATAAGAAGTGATGCTGCTTCATTATATTTTGAAAATGCTGCTAATAATAATTATTATAGATTAAAAAGGTCAAGCAATGATTTTGTTATTGATTATTATAATGGTACTACAACATCAGATAGACTAACAATAGACAGTTCTGGAAACGCAACTTTTGCAGGAACTGTAACTGCTGCTCAATATTATAAATCAAGTACAGCATATAATGTAATTGGAACAGCTTCAAGTGGAGAAGTTATATTAAGACCTACTGCTTGGAATTTATCAACTGCTCAATCTTCATTTTCAACAACTTTAGCAACTATTGGAACAGACGCAACTTTTGCAGGAAATGTAGCTTTAACAACAGGTATTATTGAATTAGGTCAAAACAAAATAGATGGCTCAAGTGATAATCTAAAAATATCATCAGACTTTGGTGGCGTAAGTGGTTCTTCTACTATTGAATTTTTACTTGATGGTAGTGAAAAAATGCGTATAGATAATTCTGGAAGATTAGGTCTTGGAGTTACACCTTCATCTGTTTGGAGTAGTTTTTGGAAGCCATTACAAATAAATTCAGGTTCTGCTATTGCAGGATATACGAGTGGGTCAAGTGTTGCAACAAGTATTTCAACAAACAATGTAACTGTAGGAAACACTTATGTATTAAACAATAAATATTTAGTAGATGGTGCTGCTACTTTATATTTACAAGATATTGCTGGAGAACATAGCTGGTATAATGCAGCTTCAGGAACAGCAGGTAATGCTATTACTTATACAGAAAGAATGCGTATAGACGGTTCAGGAAATGTAGGAATAGGAACTGATTCGCCTAATGCTAAATTAACAGTTTTTAATACAGAAGCAGATACTTCAATAAATGTAAATACTGGAACAGGTGGTTCTTATCCTAAAAAAACAGGTATATCTTTTGGAGCAACATCTACAAGTTATGGTAGTGCTTCCTTTACAGGGGGTGCAGGAATACAAGCCATAAATACTGCTGCAAGTGGGAATCCAACTGATTTAACTTTTTGGACTAATAGTGTTGGTACTCCTGCAGAAAGAATGCGTATTACAAGTGATGGTGATATTGGATTTAACACAACTTTTGCTGACCCAGATGCTGACTCTTTATTTATAGAAGCACAAGACAATTATGCTTTATATAGTGGTTCTGATGGAACTGCAACTTCTAATCATATGGTTTTTGGAAATGGAAATAGTTGGGTAGGTTCAATAACAACTAATGGTTCTGCAACTGCTTTTAACACATCTTCTGATTATAGATTAAAAGAAGATTTACAAGACTTTGCAGGATTAGATATGGTTTCTAAAATACCTGTTTATGACTTTAAATGGAAATCAGACGAAAGCAGAAGTTATGGTGTAATGGCACACGAACTTCAAGAAGTTTTACCTCAAGCAGTAAATGGTGAAAAAGATGCAGAAGAAATGCAGTCTGTTGATTATTCTAAAATTGTTCCTTTATTAGTTAAGTCAATACAAGAACTAAAAGCAGAAGTAGATTTGTTAAAGAAAGAATGTAAATGTAAAAATTAGTATATTTATATCTTAATCATAAAATTA